ATACCGCAAGTCAAATAACTGATAAGATAAAATGGTATTACAACAATAAACCTTTTTATGCAATCAATGATACACACAATACAACCGACAGGATTTATTATTGTGATTTCAAACCACGCAGTCGGTATATGTACAAAGGTAAGTGGAAGAAAATTAAGAATACTAGACCACTCTCACCATATGAGAAAGCTAGGTTTCTAAATGTGTATGATAAAAACAAACATGAGTTTCGTAAGATTGATGTTGCTTCACTATCGTACTTGCGTGTTGGTAAGATGAGATATCGAGTTGACCAAGTACCAGAACAAACTTACCCATTGGTTACAGTAAAAAGATTACCATAGTTTCATTACTTCCTCCGTTGTAATGTTGCCCCCCTCGTTGGTGTAGGGGGGTTTTTTATTTGACGTAACAAAAATAATTTTATATAATACAAATATCGGCTACGGAACCAACTTGAATAATACTAGGTAAGAAAGTCAAGGAGGCGAGATAACCACGCATGTAGGTATAGTAGCGAGGTTTGGCAGTACCCAGAGGCATTAACGCAATAGCTCGACTAGGCACCTAGAACTGCCATTTAACTTATAACGAAAGATTATATATGAAAAATTTATTACATCAAATGCGACTAAGATTAGTTTGGTTATACATAAAGTATGGCAACAATAAAAAAATTAAAAGAATTAAGGAGAAATAATATGTCACTAACAGTAGATACTAGAAACGTAGAAAATTCAAAAGAGGTTTGTTATAAAAAACCAAAAGATGGAAAGCGTGCATACAAAGATACAACGTATTACTTAGCTTGGGGCAGTATGGCAATAGGTATAGGTGAGATTACTCACAAAAATTATCCAGAGGTTTATGCAAGACATAAGTTCTTAAATAAACTTGTAAGTTCTGTACCAATGATGATTACTTTAGAAGATGTTCGTAATCACATAGGATTAAAAACTAATGTTGCTTTAGAGAAATTACCAAAGTGGCGAAACAGAATTGCATCAAGTGAGTGGTCATCAATAAAATATAATGTTGATGAAAAAGTAAATGAAATCAATAAGTTAGGCGGTACAAAATGAATCACAAGAATACTAAACCAATGGATTATCAAGCTAAATTAACTTTACCTGTTAAGAGAGCATTTGATTACAGGTATGGTATGCAAGACAGTAGAATATCTTTAACAGTTCCTGTAAAAAAAGTTGGCAACACTTTTTCTACTTTGAGTAATGTTCATTTATTAATCGAGGTTGATGATGTATTAAATACTGATGGTATGAGAATTACTAACATGTATATTGATAGAGAATCAATCTATGAGCTTATAAAAGAGATACAAGGTAGAAAAGGCTTTCCCGCCCAACTAGGTTGACCTACCATATATTTTTTTATATAATACCAAACTGTATAAGTACAGCCTCCCTTTAGGGGGTTGGCTGATTATACTTTCATCACAAACATTGTCAAGAGGAAAACTATGATTATTGAACTTATTATTATTTGTATTATCGGAACTTTAATTTTAATATACGCAAACGACAGATGACAAGCGGTCGACCTAGTCTTTACACTTTGTATATTAAAGTAGATAATCTAAAAAAGAATTGGAGAAAACAACTACTTCTTAAACTTAGATACAAACAAAGGTATTTAAATTTATTAGAAGATTATAAAAAACTATTGGTGGAGAACAGTGAGCTTAAAAGAATCAAGAGAGATAACAGGTAATCTAGGTAAGGCAGGTAAAATGCCTTGTCCTACATACAATACACCTGCCAAACTATGTAAGACAGGCAGTAAGTTACGCAAAACAAAAGGCACTACTTGTCATGGCTGTTATGCTATGAAAGGTAATTACTTATTTCCTAGTGTACAACAGGGTTTGCAAAAAAGATTTGACGCATTCAAACATACAAAGTTTGTTGATGCTATGACTATTATGGTTAATCATTACTGTAAAAAGTCTGGGCATATGCGTTGGTTTGATTCTGGTGATTTGGACAGCATGGCTATGCTAGAAAAAATAGTTATGGTATGTCAAAACACACCTACTATTTATCATTGGCTACCAACAAGAGAAGCCAAGGTTGTATCAGACTATCTAAAAATATATAAACAGTTTCCAGACAATCTTACTGTCAGAGTATCTGCCCCCATGATTGATGGAAAGCCACCGAACTTTGAGTATACCTCAACAGTTCATCACAAACAAAAACCAATAGGTCATGACTGCCCATCTAGGTTTCAAGACAATAAGTGTCTTGCTTGTCGTGCTTGTTGGAGTAAGGAGATAAAAAATGTCAGCTATCACAAACATTAAATGTACTTCATGTGGTTGCAATAACGCTACACTAACACATAAGATATTTAAATTTTTATGTGCTAAATGTTACATGATAAAAGAAAGGATAAAGCTATGACTTCATTTAGTTGGACAGATAGTAATTTTAATATTGCAAAAGACTTGTATCAAAAAGGTATTCGTGCTTCTATTATTGCAAAAGAATTAGGTACAACTAAAAATGCTGTGCTAGGTAAAATGCACAGACATAAATTAAGTACACCATCAGTATATGCTTTGAAGAGTATTAATAAATCTTCCAACACATACTTTAAACAGTATGGCGAAGCAAACTGTTTGATATGTAAAAAGAAATATAAAACATATTCAAAGTTTGATAGGTTTTGTAGCCCATGCAAGTCAAGGGATTTCTACAAGCATTTGACCTAACGATTAAAATATATTATAAATATAAGTATATTAACAACCACAACAAAGGAGAAAACATGGTTGCAAAAGTAAAAAAGACGTTACTAAATCAAACGCATAGCAGACCAATAGCTTATGCGTTTTCACAAACTTTGGTATCATCTATGCCAAGCAAGTGGGCTACAGCTAGGGCTGACTCAATACAAGAGTTCAAAGACTGTATACCCAAGATAAAAGAGTTTGTAAAAAACAAGATAGAGGGCTTATATCCTAAAGAAGATTTAGCTACACTATCAAAGTATGACCTTACTCGTAAAGAGTCTTGTTTCTGGTTTACCGATAGAGATAAGAAAAATGATGAAGGTAATATACAAAGAGATGAAAGGTCTTTGTACGCTAACTTTGATTGTGATGGTTATGGTCGTGGTTATCGTTATGGCTCATCTGGTAAAGAGATTGGTAACTTAAGCATAAAAGATACCATAGCTATTTATTTTGAAGAGATGGTCGAGAATGGTATTGATGTTATGAAGTATATGTTCTTAACCGATTGGGGTAAAAAAAATGGCGATATGTATGATTACAATGGCAAACGAGTAAGTCGTTGGTCAGAGGATTTTGAGAAGCTAGAAAAATCTATTAAAGAATATGGTAATAAATTTTTTGTTGAGAATGATTTAGCTTTAACTTGTATCACACCTCGTTCTCAACATTCTTGTTATGAGAGAGCACATCTAGTTACACCAGAAGAATATCAACTATTATATTCTTGGCAAGACACATTAGAGAGAGTGCATCTTAAATGGCACAAACACAGAGAAGAGATGAAAGAGATGTTCAAAGCATATGCAGAACTTATTAGAACAAGTAAGTATCTTGAACAGCTTATTGCAAAAGACCCTGCGTTTGAGAATATTCGTCACAAGATTACAGGCACAGGTACAGCACTAGCTTTAAGTGGTGTTAACTCTAGCTTGATTGATGAGTGTATTGCAAAACGACAACTTAATGATACTGTTGCTGTTGTTGTTACATCTAAAGAAAGTGCGGGTGTATAATGTGGGCAAGAGATTTTCAAAACACTGAGAACGCTGACATAGATAGTTGGCGTTCTAGTGAAGAAGTAACAGAATATCCTCATTATTTTGATTTTACCATTGATGAGGTGTCCAGAATGAATCATGACTCTGGGGCATCATCAACTCATTGGTATCTTACAATAGATAAAGATATGGGTAATGGTGCGATTAGAAGATACTATGGTGTAAATATTCATGTTCATGATTGGTGTAGTTTGTTTAGAAGAGAACTACACAGATTGCGAAGTAATCAAGGACTTACCCGATATACTGCTGTTAAAGCTAGAACAAACTATTGGGTAGAGCCAGATGCTTGTGAGCCACCTATTGACTCTAGTTTGTTTGAGGCTTCAACACAAGCTAATCAAAAAAGAATGGTAGGTTGACATGACGCCTTAAAAAATATATAATACTCATGTGGCTCGGGTAGTGCCAATTTACCAAAACTACCCGCCTTAAATTTACGCTAGTGCCACAAATGTCTTAACAATTATTTGTGTACACATAAAGATACTTTTCTGTGGGCGTGGCATTAGCGTAAGTTTAAGAGTTTAGTAGTAAAAGGATTGTATGTCTCCTTATAACTGTTACTACTAATAGGCAAGAATCTCGGTCGTTCTTGTAACCTTATGAGTCAAGTGGAAAGCCTTGTAGTAGAGCGTGCTACCACTTGACTTTTTTTTATTTACAAACTATAAACCTTTTATGAATTTCAAAAATCAATTATCAATTATAGAAAGCCTTGTCCAAGGTGATGAAATAGACACAAGAATAGATTGTCCATTTTGTAAAAATCTCAACACACTAACAATTAAAAAAGAGAACAGTAAACTTATGTGGTATTGTTTTCATTCTTCATGTAATGCTAAAGGTCAGACATCTAAAGAGCCATCGATGGCTGACGTTGCGTCACTACTATCACGCACTAAAAAAAACCACCAAGAAAAAAAAACTTTTACCATTCCTAAAAATTTTGTTAGTGCATTTTCTACAGAAAAGTGCATAGACTACATTAAAAAAAACAATTGTAATTTAGCATTTATAGATGGAAGAGTAGACATACGATATGATGTTAAACAGCATCGTGCTGTCTTTTTAATTAAAGATAAAAAAAACATTTATGGTGCTGTTGGCAGAGGATTAAATTCACAAGTTTATCCAAAATGGTTTATGTATGGTAGCAAAGAATATCCTTTTATATGTGGCGATAGTGATACTGCTGTATTAGTTGAAGACTGTGCCAGTGCCTGTGCTGTATCTCATTTGTATTCTGGTGTTGCTTTAATGGGTACAAGTTTACCAGATAGTTATATACCTATACTAAAAAAAAGATTTAAAAAAATAATTGTTGCACTTGATAGAGATGCAACAACCAAAGCGTTTGACATAAGTAATCAGTTAAGATACTATGTAGACACTCAAGTAAAAATACTTGATGATGATTTAAAATATTATGAGAGTAATCAAATAGAAGGAATGTTAAAATGTTAGATGCAGATAAATATATACGTAGGTTAAGACTTATTGTAAAAGGTGTAGATGAATTAGTGTACATGAATAAAAGTGAACAGTTAGATTACATGGTAAATAGAACTAAAGATGTTATAAAAGATTATGACAAAGATTTTGATAATGCCATGCAAGAAATGGAGAAACAAAATGTATAAAGTATTGATATTATTAGTTTTTTTATTGCCTGGTTGCACTTACTTTATTGCAAAAGAAACAGTAAAAACTATTGATGAAGTATTAGAAACAAGTCCTAACCCAGAAAAGAAAAAGAAAATATTAGAAAACAAAAAAAAGAAACAAAACAAAGCGAAAGAATTTTATTGCAGTAAAGTAAAAGACAAGGAGAAATGTAATAATGTTTAATAGAATATTTATTGACGCATTAGTTGAATTTCTATATGCTAATTTAAAAAGACAACCTGTTACAAAAACAAAAATAAAATTATTATTTAAAGTATTTGAGATAGGTTGGAAAGAAGAATTAAAAAAGGTAAAAAATGTTAAAAAGAACTTATCGTAGAGGCCCAGACAAATTAATTGGTAACAGGGTTGCTACTAAAAAAAAGAAAAAAAGAGATTGCATGATGTGTAACAAACCCTTTTTAAGTGAGGGCATTCACAATAGAATTTGTAATAATTGTAAAGGAACAGAATATTATCAAACTGGTCAAGATTTTTCTGTTATGAGCCAATGACTTGGAAGTTAATTGATTGCGGAACATATCTTTGGTTTGTTATGGAAAAACAAAAATATTTTCATTGTGTATATGGATACAATGGTGAGTATAAAAAAATAAAAATTGATAATAGGATAAAACCAAAACTATATGCTATGAATGATAAAATGTATTTAGCGTATTTAAAAACTTGGCCGTTAGCTACTTCATCTTGTAAACTTGACAAGAAGAGTGCAAAATTCTATATTAGACATTGGAAAGATAAAACTAAAACAAAATTAATGAAAGAAATATTAAAACAACTGCGAACCATATGATTGAAAAACAACTTATATATTTACTACTAGACAAAGACTTTTACGAAGAGAATAAAGGTCGTGTATCTAAAACTATGTTTACCAACGGAACTGGTACATTGTATGATACAATAAAAAAAGCACATGAGAACTCTGATAAAAGTTTGACTGTTGATGAGATTGCCACATTACATACTGAAGTATACAATCCTGCACTGACAAGAGTTGCAAGAGATAATTTTAGTGATTTACTTGATGAGATAAAAGAACAGAAACCAAATAGAAAGATAGCCACAACTATATTAGAAGCACTACATAAACAATCTATTGCAAAACAAATAGCAGTTATGGCAACAGAGATGTATAATAATACAAGTGATACTAATTTTACTGACATACAAACATTGATAGATGAATCAAATAATGTTAATAATCAAGAGTATGAAAGTATAACAGATGATATACACTTGCTAATTGATGCATTAAAAGATAATACTAAATGGAAATTTAATTTATCTGGATTACGAGATAAAGTAAACGGGATTGGTGATGGCAATTTTTTAATTGTCTTTGCCAGACCAGAGAGTGGCAAGACCGCATTTTGGGTTAATATGGTCGCAGGTCAAGGCGGTTTTGCTTCTCAAGGGGCTAAAGTATGTGCTCTTATTAATGAAGAGCCTGCAATACGAACTCAGATGAGATTAGTAAATGCACATACTGGGATGTCTTTTGCAGAAATAAAAGACAATCCTACAAAAGCTAAAGAGTTATGGTCATCAATAAAAGATAACATGAGAATATTAGATACAGTTGATTGGACACTGGACAAGATAGACTCTTATGTTGCAAAAGAAAAACCAAATGTTTTAATTGTAGACCAATTAGATAAGGTACATATACCTGGCACATTTGCAAGAACAGATGAAAAACTTAGAGCCATATATACAGGTGCAAGAGAAGTTGCTAAACGTAGAAATTGTGCTGTTGTAGGCATATCACAAGCATCTGCTGATGCATCTGGTAGACTTGACTTAACGTTTGATATGATGGAGAATAGTAAGACAGGTAAAGCGGCAGAAGCTGACGTAATTATTGGTGTAGGTTTTAGTAATAATTTAGAATTAGACCAAGACTTACGAAGTGTTGCAGTTAGTAAAAACAAAATAACAGGGTATCATGGCAAGATGACTTGTAAGATTATCCCAGAATTATCGAGGTACATAGATTGATTACAGTATTTGACATAGAAACATCTTACCAAATTATTGATGGTAAGAAAGACCCATCACCAAAACATCCAGATAATTTTATTGTTAGTATTGGTATAAACGAAGAGTATTTCTTTTTTAAACATTCAGAATACAATGGGCCATTATACAAAAAAGAAGTGCAAGATATTTTAGATAAAACTACATTGCTTGTTGGCCACAATATAAAGTTTGATTTATTGTGGCTTTGGGAAGCAGGTTTTACATACAATGGTAGAGTATATGATACTATGATTGGTGAGTATGTTTTAGGTCGTGGGCGTAAACAAAGTTTAAAATTAAAAGATTGTTGTAATAGACGAGGTGTTAGTCAAAAATCTGACATAACTGAACAATACTTAGAACGAGATGTTTCATTTGAAAACATACCTATGAGAATTGTAGATGAATATGGTAGGCAAGATATAATAGCTACAAAGGCATTGTTTCAATCTCACATGAAAGATTTTAAATTACCAAAAAATAAAGTATTATTAAACACTGTGCGAACTATGTGTCAGTTTTGTGTCATACTTACTAAGATGGAAAACAATGGTATAAAAATAGATACAACTAAATTAGATGAAGTTGAAAAGGAGTTTCAATTAGAGTATGATAAGCTAAGAGTTGAGATAGATAAAATAATATATGATAAGATGGGCGACACTAAGATTAATCCTGCAAGTCCAGAGCAATTATCTATGTTAATTTATGGTAGTAAACTATTAGATAAAAAAGGTTGGATAGCAGAGTTTAATATAGGTATAGATAAATATACAAAGAAGCCAAAGAAAAGACCTAAAATGGGAAAGCATGAGTTTATAAAAACCTGCATGATGTATTTAGTTCCTATCTACAAAACAAAAGCAAAACAGTGCACAGAGTGTGGTGGTAAAGGTTACATACAAAAGTATAAAGTAAATGGTGATAAATATAAAAACATGTCAAAGTGCCCAGTATGTAAATCAGAGGGTGTAACTTATTCTAATACAAGTGAGCGTGCAGGGTTTGGTGCAAAAGCTCAGTTTGTATCTGATGCATCTGAAGGTGGATTTAAAACAGACAGAACTACACTACAAAGATTATCTTCACAAAGTGAGGACTTAAATAATTTTGTTAGTAAAATAACAAGATATAATGCATTGGAAACATACTTGTCTACATTTGTAGATGGTATAAAAAAACATGTAAAGCAGGATAGTTTTTTATATCCTAATTTCATGCAATGTATTACTAGGACAGGCAGGTTGTCTAGTCGTGACCCTAACTTCCAAAATCAGCCACGAGGCGGAACGTTCCCTATACGAAAAGTAATAACATCTCGATTCGAGAAAGGTAAAGTAGCGGAAATTGATTTTGCACAGTTAGAGTTTCGTACAGCAGTATTTCTAGCACAAGACGAGCAAGGCATGAGAGATATAGAAAATGGCGTAGATGTGCACCAATATACTGCTGATGTCATCGGGGTATCTAGACAACAAGCCAAAGGTCATACCTTCAAACCTTTGTATGGAGGTATGTCTGGAACTGAGGATGAAAAAAGATATTATGATGCATTTAAAGATAAATATAAAGGTATAACTGCATGGCATGAAAAATTACAAAACGAAGCATTAAAATATAAAGTAATTACATTACCAACTGGCAGACAATACGAGTTCCCATCTGTAGAACGAATGCCCTGGGGCGGCACAAGTTTTTCTACACAGATAAAAAATTATCCTGTGCAAGGATTTGCTACTGCAGATATAGTTCCTCTCGCTTGTATAAATATACAGGAACTCGTAGATAAACATAATTTAAAAAGTATGCTAATAAATACAGTTCATGATTCTGTCGTGGTAGATATACATCCAGATGAGGAGATTACTATGGTGCGTCTTATGAGAGAGGGGGCTTCAAATGTTATAAAATCTTTAAAAGATACATACGATATTGACTTTAATGTACCATTGGAAACTGAGGTTAAGATAGGTTATGATTGGTTAAACTTAGAAGTTGTAGAATAACATTGACAGTGAGTGTCAATATGTTACAAATAATTATAGATAAATATACTTGGAGGTATATATGACTGAACTACAAAAATATGATTCCTTGTCAAAGGAAGAAATAATGAGACTGACAGGTCAAGAAGATGACTCTGGTTCTGGCTCATTGGTATTACCAAAACTTGCTATAAACAGGATAGGTGAAGATGATGATGGCAATAAATTAGATGTTGGAACATACTCTATTTATGATACAGTATCTGAACAAAAAGTTTACAGCAGAAAAACTGGCAATAGTCCTGTATTGTTTAGGCCTTTTATAAGAGGCTATCAATATATGGAGTATGACCCAGACACAAACACATATCCAAACTTTTCAGTAATTTTTAAATCATGGAAAGATGAAGCTTTAGATATGTTAGGAGGTACAAAATGCGGTAAAGTTCCTTTTAAAGATATAGAAACTCTGACCAATGAAGAAGCGGCCAGACAAAAAAATATTAAGTGTTACACTTTAGCATATGGATTATTAAATATGCATGCTGTAACTGGTGCAGGAGAAGAGGTAAACGTAGAAGATTTACCTTGTTTGTGGAGAATAAGTGGTATGAATTTTAGACCAGTAAATGAGGCTATAAAGAGTATCAAAAATCGTGGTAAACTTATTCAGAATACAAATCTTCTTTTGTCAACAAAAAGAAAAAAGCATGGAACTAATGTATATTACATGACTGATATCTCTATAGATGACAAGGTAGTTGAATTTAGTAAAAAAGATTTATCTACTATGGAATTGTTTGCTGAAACTATTAACGAAGAAAATAAAAAAGTCGTTGAATCTTGGAAGCAAGCACAGAAATCTAAACCAGTGGCTAATGATAAGGCCTCTGAACAGGTTATGAAAGATGTATCACCAGAAGAGGCACTAGCATCCTAGTGTCTGATTTTATAATAAATCGTGTACAAATGTTTTTAGCGGAGGCCAATAAGGCCTCCGTTAACGTTTCAGACCAACTAATTGAAGAGTTTGGTGAAGCATGTAAAGATGCATTTAGAAAACAGTTTACTGAAAAAAGAGAGACAGAATTTAGATATAGAATGTCAAATGTAGGCAGACCATTATGTCAATTACAAATGGAACAAAGTGGTGCTGAAGCAGAAGCAATGCCATACAACGCAAAAATGCGTAATTTATTTGGTGATTTAATAGAGGCGGCGGCCATAACAATAATGTCTGCATCTGGTTTAGAATTAAAAGATATACAAAAGAAAACACAATATAAATTTGATGATAAGTATATCAATGGCACTATGGATGTAAAAATAGGAGATAAGATATGGGATATAAAAAGTGCTTCACCCTGGTCTTTTGAAAATAAATTTGGTGAAAGCGGAGGTTTTGAAACATTAAAAAATGATGATGCATTTGGATATCTAGCTCAAGGATATTTGTATGGAGAAGGAGAGAAAACTGATTTTGGTGGGTGGATTGTTATTAATAAATCTACAGGAGAATGGTGCTCTACAGAAGTGCCACCAGAAGATATATCTAAAAAAGAAATAGTAGATAAAGCAAAAGAGAGTATAACAGCCCTTGAATCTAAACAAGAATTTAAAAGATGTTTTA